TTTAGCAAATGATAAATTTTTTAATAGAAATTTTAATCAATTAAACGCTATGAACGGAAAACAAATATACTATTAATATATGATAAATTATTTTGAATTAAGATTAAAATGTTGTATATTGTAAAGTTAAATAAATTTAAATAAATGGAAGGACGTAATTTACGAATTCAGCAACCTCGACAAAGATTACCATATAAACAAAAAACAAAACAATGGAGGACAGATTGTATCGATTATAGTGATAAATATTCATTTTATCACGATGATAGTGTTAGACGTACTTTTAAAAATAAAATTATTAATTATAATCTTTATAATGGTATTTTAGATATGCAGGATTTAACAGAAGTTGTTAATCCACATCACTTAGAAGCTAGTTATGTACCTCAACAAATTCCACATATACCAATCATTGTTCCTAAAATTGATTTACTAGTGGGTGAAGAAATTAAACGTAGATTTGATTGGTCTGTTATTGTAACTAATCCTGATGCAATTACTAAGAAGGAAGAAGATAAGAAAACTTTTCTTTTTCAAAAACTTAGTAAAATGTTAGAAGAAAATTATCAGGAAGATGAGTTAAAACAAAAGATGGACGAATTAGGTAAGTATATGAAATATACTTGGCAAGATCTTCGTGAAAAAATGGCTAATCAAATTCTTAGACATTATTGGCAGGAATTAAAATTCTCTGAAAAGTTTACAGATGGTTTTAAAGACGCTTTACTTGTTGCTGAAGAGATATATCTAGTTGATATATCTCATGGAGAACCAACATTTGAAAGATTAAATCCATTAAAAGTTCACGCTATCAGAACTGGCAATTCTAATCGATTTGAAGATGCTGATATTATTATAATGGAAGATCACAAATCACCCAATCAATTAGTGGATGAATATTTTGATGAACTTAAACCTGAAGAAATTGATTATTTATTAGAATATTCTACAAGATCAGGTAAAGGTACATATTCTGAAGATTATGATAATCATACTTTATTTAGAGATAAAACAGATACTGGAGGATTATTTGAAAGTATAAGTCAAATGGCTGAATTAAATGGTCATTGGTTTAATAATAATTATACTGATGAAAACGGTAATATTAGGGAGTTAAAAGTTAGATGGAGGTCTTTACGTAAAATTAAAAAGATTAAATTTTATGATGAATATGGAGATGAACAATTTAGATTTGAATCAGAAGAATATAAACCTGAAAAAGATTTAGGTGAGGAATCTACGGACTTTTGGGTATCTGAAGGTTGGGAGGGTATTAAATTAGGTAAAGATATTTATCTTAAAATGAGACCTCTTCAAGTTCAATATGTAAAAGCTAATAATCCATCGAGAGGTCACTTAGGTGTAATTGGTCAAATATATAATACAAATCAAGGTAAGGCTGTATCTTTAGTAGATAGAGCTAAAAACTTCCAGTATATGTATGATGCGATGTTTGATAGACTTAATAAAGCTATATCTACAAACTATGGTAAAATATTAGAACTTGATTTAGCTAAAGTACCAACTAACTGGGAGATTGAAAAATGGATGCACTTTGCAGTAGTAAATAAGATTGCTGTAGTAGATTCATTCAAAGAAGGTCAACATGGTCAATCTACAGGTAAACTTGCAGGTAATATGAATACTGTTGGTGGTAGAGCTATTGATATGGAAACAGGTGCTTATATACAACAACATATTCAATTACTTGAATTTATTAAAATGGAAATGGGTGAACTTTGTGGTGTATCAAGACAACGTGAAGGACAAATTTCTAATAGAGAAACTGTTGGCGGTGTTGAACGTTCTGTAAATCAATCTAGTCATATTACTGAATATTGGTATATGCAACATGAAGCTGTTAAAATTAGAGTGCTTGAAGCATTCTTAGAAACTGCTAAAATTGCATTGAAAGATGTTGAGAATAAAAAGGTTCAGTATATATTAGATGACCAGACTATTGAGATTCTTAATATGGAAGGTGAAACTTTTGCAGAGTCTGATTACGGTTTATTAGTATCTAATACTCCTAAAATTATAGAACTTGAGCAAGCTATTAAACAATATGCTCAGGCATTTATTCAAAATGGTGGTTCAATGACTACAATTATGGATATTTACTTTAGTCCGTCATTAATGGATATGAGACGTAAGTTAGAAATGGCTGAAGAACAAATGCAACAAAATCAATCTCAACAAGCACAAGAATCTAATAAGATTCAGCAAGAAGCTAATGCTGCACAAATGGAATTGGAACAACAAAAACTTCAATTAGAAGATTTGAAAAATCAAAGAGATAATGAAACTAAACGTTATATTGCAGAATTAGGAAATGATAACGATAAAGATGGTATTGTTGATGATGGTATTGGAGACCCTTTAGACCAAGAAAAATTTCAGTTTGATATAAATAAAGCTAGAGCAGATTATAATCTTAAATTAAAAGCATTAGATCAAGATATGATTCAACATAAAGATAATGTAGAATTAAAGAAAGAATCTAATCAAATTTCTAGAATTAAGAAAAAATCCACAACATAAACGCTATGGGCGAAAATTAGTCAACTAAGAATATTATAATTTTTAGTTGACATTGCTCATAAAAAACACTATCTTTGTAAACTTAGAATAAAACATAACAATAATAAATAATCGAATGGAAGACGATAATGAATTAGGTATGGGTTTATTTGAAGGAAATCAGGAATTAAATTTTAATTTCCCATTACCTGAAGATGATCATACTGATGAAGAAGAAATTGATAATAATACAAATGTAGATGACACTACATTAGAAAATAATAACCACGTTGAGGACGATAGTTCAGAGGAAGTAGACGAGGAAGATGTTGAAGATGAAGGTAGTGAAGGCAGTGAGTCTTCTTCCAACTTATATTCTTCTTTAGCTGCTTTTGTTCACGAACAAGGTTTGCTACCTTCTCTAGACATCGATTTAAAAGAAATTAAATCTGCTGATGATTTTGCTAGTGTTTTTAATAAAGAACTAGATATTCAAGCAGAGTTAAGATTAAATGATTATTTAGCAAATCTAGATTTAAATAAAATAGGTATTGCTAAAAAAGATATTCAAGACCTTAGTACTATTAATTCTGATTTATTAAAAAACGATATTGATTTAGCTAAACGTATAATCTATGACGATTATCTTAATCAAGGTTTAGATGAAAAGAAAGCTAATAGAATGTTGAATCGTTTGATTGATTTAGGAGAGGATGCTATTTTAGAAGATGCTTCAGAATCTTTAGAAAGTCTTAAAGAATTTAAAGCTCGTGAAATTGAAAGAGAAACTCAATCTTATAAAGAAAGGTTAGAAGCTGATAAAATTCAACAAGCTAAATTAGATGAACAAATGAAGAAAACCATTTATGAATCTAAAGATTTAATTGCAGGTTTAAAACCTAATAAAGCATTACAAGATAAAGTTTATAAGTCAATTAACGATATTGTAGGTAAATCTCCAGATGGTACTTTTGAAAATAAATTTATGAAAGAACGTAGAGAAAATCCTTTAGAATTTGAAATCAGAATGTATCACTTTTATGAACTTACAAACGGTTTTAAAGATTTAAGTAAAATCTCAACAACTGCTAAATCAAGTGCTGTAAAAGATTTAGAGAAAATTGCACGACAAACTAAGTTGAAAGACAATGGTACTCCATTATGGCAACAAGATTCTAATACATACAGTAATTTTTCTGGACATGTGTTAAATTTATAATAAACCTGATTCCAAGGTTAAGTGGAAAACTCTGTATATTACAACGAAGTAATATACTTAAATATATATAATATGTCGATAGGCAAGTTTGTAATGACTAAAAGTCAAGCTTTTAGTGGTTTGACGCTAAAAAATCACATCTCTCAATTGTTTGGTTCTCAACCTCAATTGATTTCACCATTGACAACTGTACTGTTGCAAAATTCAGGAATGAAAAATTTGGATACAACCTTATCGTTATTCCCTGAAAAAATTATTGCTACTGCAGATGATTTTGTATGGAAAGTTGTTGGTTCAGACGAACGTAACATTGCGTTAGTTGAAGCTAGATATAACGGAGCTATTGTAGATGGTGCAACTGTTGGCGTTGGTGCTGGTAGAGCAACATTTGAATTGGTATTCGCTGAAAAATGGTTTACAAAAATGCATTTGATTGCAGGTAATAGACCTGATACATATCAAGTGAGAATTATTGAAGATCCTTATGAAGAAGGTTCTAACTATGTTTATACTTGTGAAGTATGGGGTGGTCAAGAATCTCTATTGGGTATTCCAGGAGATGAATTTTTACCAGGAAACAGATTCTCTATTGAGGGTGCTCCTGTTGAAGATGAGTTATCAATTCAAGGTGCGGGTATTCAATTCACCTCCCCTTTCTTAATGAGAAACTCTGTTACCTCTA